CCGCACGCTGTTTCGTAAGCTTCCAGGTGAGTTTTGAAATCTTATCCCGAATGGTGATTCCATTCAGATGGTCCAATTCGTGTTGGAAGATTCGGGCCGTGTAACCAGAGAAATCGCCTTCCTTGACCTCACCTTCTTCGTTCTGCCATCTGGCGCGAATGTGGGTTGGACGCTCGACAATGACTGCACAGAATGGAAACGAAATGCAGCCTTCCTTCATCTTGGCAAGTTCGACGCCGGTTGCGATGATTTCAGGATTGAAGAAAACTTGATTTTCCTTTTCGAATCCGATAGAGAATACACGGATCGGCATTCCAATCTGGATCGCAGAAAGACCTACCCCACCATACTCACGCATACAACGAATGAGTGTCTGGGCAAGGGAAATCGGATGCATGAATTCCGGATTCTCGAAATTGTATGGGCGAGATTCCTTCGTGAGTGCCACATCATCCTCGTGGAGCGGACGCAGGAGTTGTCCCGAGTGTGCGAGAGTTTCCGTCTTGAATGTGAGGGTCGCGTCACGCTTTGGAAGCAGTGCGTCACCTTCGATCTTGAGAATTGGAGCCTTGAGTTCTTCTGTCATGTGGTTATGTTCCTATTTGGCTGAAGTTCTTTAGTTTGACGAACCGAATTACGCTTCGGAATTTATCAAACAGGAATTCGTTCCTGTGCGAGATAACAAAGATATTGGTGTTGACGAGTGTCTTGATAAGCTTCAGGAACTCGTCGGTGCCCTGAGAGTCTAGACTTGAGTCAAACACTTCGTCCATGATAAGTAGGTTTGTGTGTATGGAGTTCTTGCGGGCTGCCACCTCACGCCAAGTGAAAAGTAATGCGAGGTCGATACGAAGACGTTCCCCGGCGGAAAAAGAATTGTAGGTGAACTTGTCTCTGTGTCTGGATTTAATGATTTCTTCGAAGTTTTCGTCAAGAGTAAAGTTGACATAGCAATCCATATCCTGCAAGTGTTTGTTGACGAGTGTATTGATCAAAGGAAGATATCTTCGGATTTCTCGCGTCTTGACTCCATCGTCTCGGAGTAGAGTCAAGCCAAAATCCAGATAACGTCGATTGGTGACAAGATCATCCCGCGAAGCCAAAGCCGAAGCAATGTCATCCTTGACCTTCTGAACAGTCACAGGATCAGTAGCCGCGGCAGGTTTCACAACGTCAACATCCGCCAACTGTTTCTTCAGTTTCTTGATATACTGATTGTTGCCCTCAATGCGAGTATTGTATTTCAGGTTCTGAGTCTTGAGTTCGTTGATTTTGTCCACTGATACTGATAGGGCGGCGATATCGCCCTCAACACCTTTTGCCTTATCATCCAGTTTCGATAGTGCATCATCGAATTCTGAGAGGGTGTGAGTGTGTTTTTCCACTTCCGAAGTTTTAAGGGTTTCACCAATTTCCTGTTCGCATGTCGGACAATTCGAGTTGTTTTCGTAGAAGGTAATCGTTTTCGCTGATGCGTTTCGTTTCTGTGATAGCTGTCCTTGGAGAACACGAATTTTAGATTTTTTCTCCTGTAGGGCTTTAAGTATCTTCGGAACTTCCACCAGTCCGGCGAGTTCGTCCATATTCTTTGTAATGCTAAAGGTAAATGCGAGGTTATCGGATTCGGCCTTTTCGATTTCGGTTTCGTAGGACTTACGACGCGCTTCCTTGTCATCTTCAATTTCTCCAACGTGCTTGGAAAGAGTTTCCAAACGTTCTTCAAGAACCGTTGCAGTCATTCGGTTCGTTTCAAGGTGTTCTTTGTTGAGTTGCAGCTTCCGCTTCAGAACGGAATTCATCGAAGAGAAAATCTGGATGTCCAAGATTTCTTCGATAACCTCTCGGCGTCTGGTAGACTTCAGTCTCATGAACGGGGTATAGGAATCGGAACCCAGGACAACGATTTGCGAGAAGGCTTTGAAGTTCATCTTGAGAACGTGTGTTTCCAGCCATTTCTGATAATCCTTGATTGCGGCGTCTTGAGCGACCAAGACTCCCGACTGATAAATCTCGAATATGTTCGGCTTGATTCCTCGAATGATCTTATATTCGATTCCGCCTGAAGACAGTTCCAATTCGACCACACAATCCTTGTCGTTGATTGTATTGACGAGTCCTGGCTTTCCAATATCTCGGAATGGCTTGTTGTAGCAGGCGAATGTGAGGGCATCGATCAGGGTAGATTTACCCGCACCGTTTTCTCCGACAATAAGGGTGTCGGCTGTCTTCTGTAGATCAATGACAGTGAAAACGTTTCCCGTTGAAATCAAATTCTTCCAACGAATTTTCTTAAAGATCAGTTGCATTATTCACCATCGGTTCCAGTAGACGTTTCATTCAACGCTTCGACATAAAGTTCACGGAGCAGGGTTTTGATTTTGTTGCTTTCGATGCTTGCAGGCAGGGCGTTGTTGGACGCGAGCGACTCGACATACTTATTTAGCACGGTGATCGTATCCTCACCCAACTGAGTTTCGTCCACATCACCACTCACATCGATTGCATTATAATCTTCAGACACGGAAATATCCGCTGGTGCTGATCGATAGATTTGATCCAGAACGATATCATAAAGCGTCGGATCGTTCTTGTGAACAACGACGATCTTCACATAGGTTCCTTTGTATTGGTCGAAGTAGTTTTCTGAGATTTGCTTTCGGAGAACTTCCACCCCGACTTCTGTCGAGTCATCGTAAACGAACTTATGGAACATGGTGTTTGGATTAGGCACGAAACTAAGTTCACGCCGCTCGGTATCATATATGTGAAATCCCCGAGTCTCTCCATGGTCGGCCCATGTGATTTGATATGTATTGCCGAGATATTTGATTGTGCCGTCATCGGATGAGTGATGAAAATGTCCGGAAAACACTCGGTCGAATTTGTCGAAGGTGTTTCGATTGAAGCCGGAATCACAGACAACTCCTCGATCCATTTCGAATCCAGTGACTTCAAGATGTCCGAAAGCGACCTCGGCTTTTGTGTTCGCAATGAAGTCCAGACTTTTCTTATAGTTTCCGGAATTGATCCAAGGAATGAACGCTGTAGGTTCTGTAGGATTTTCTTCAGATAAGAAAACATCTTGTGACTCCGAATAGATTTCTATGTTGTCGTATCCATAGAAGATTTGATTCATGCAATTGATATCGTTGGAATTCTTGTAGAAGGTGTCGTGATTCCCAATGATCACCTTCATCTGAACTCCCATGTCCTGAAGGGGCTTGAAGAATCTCTCATGGACGGAATCGGATATTTTGAAGTTTATAAACTTTCTTCGGTCTACCAGATCACCCAAGTGGATCACCTTCGTAATGCCATGTTCCTTCAGATAGGGAAAGAAGGTACCTTCCCAGAACTTGAAGAAGAACTCATTGAAAACATCTGAATCACCTCTTGCCCCAAAATGGGTATCTGTGGCGATGGCATACTTGGTCATTTGGAATCCTATTGTGAAGTTGTCAGTATATCATGTCTTGAAGTATTTGTCAAGGATTGGTTTCTCGCCTATCGGTCCTGGACACCATCCGGCCGCCACAAGTTTCCTGGCAAGATCAATGCTTCCCAGTTTCTTTGCAGAATAAAATTGCACTACATGCGACAAGGGATTATGCAGCATTGGGTCCATGCTTTCCATAAAGTCCCATGAGTGAGGATGAATGAGTCGAGCCAGTCGATCTATTCTCTGTTCAATTATTCCGTCAGGAAGGATTTCGTTTCCAGCTTTACTCATGTCTTCCAAATCGCTTTCTGTTGTCATTATATTCTCCAGAACGTGTCAATGTGCATTATAGGCACAGAACGTTTTTAGTGACTCGGATTGTGTAATGAAATCAAGTGCTTATTTTGTTGGTTTTGCACTATTTTTTGCTTTGAGACTATTCTTCTTCTTGAGTTTCTTCTCTTTGATCTTGCGTTCATAGTCATCGATGTAAGCCGTGATATTGTCGTATAACTCTTTGGATTGCATCCCATTTTCACTTCCAAAGGACGAACGTTCACTGCCAGTCAACAGGGATTGCATCTGATGTGACTTGTAGTTGATATATTTGTTCCGGTTCTCTTTGTTGATCCGGCGGATGAAGGCGTGCCATACTGTCTGGGTGAAGTAGGCAAACGGATTCTTTCCTCGTTCTGGATCAAAGTCGTGGGCATACATGATGCAGTTCTCAATTGCATCGGATATCATTTCCTCCTTGAACGGATATCCGACGAATGACTGATGATGGGAAAACTTCTCAGCAATCTTCATGAAGCATGATCCGATGTAGTTAGGAATTCTCGGTAATGGCTTTCCGGACCCCTTTGCCTCCAGATATTCTCCCCTGTATATTGTAAGAGCATCCAAGAATTCTTTGTTGTCAACGTAATGAGTATCGTCCTTGGACCTGGGTTTGCGAACTCTCTTCTTCAAATGAGCAACATTATTTTTGATGGGCATGGGTTTTTCCCTTGACAGGTTTTTTCTTCTGATGTATAATATAGGCCTCTATAGAAGACACTCACTTCGTTCGTGTCTGTTCGCTTCGCTCACCGATCTGGTTTGAATAGATAAGATACCAAAGGGTCCACCTAAGGTTACCTTAGTGGAGAGTTTTCTTCTCATTCATGATCATCACGAATGGGACATTATTTGCATCTAACTGAGAAGAGTTGGAAGAATGAATATTCTTGTTTACCTTAGACAAAATCTCGGCTATCTCCTCGTCGGCGTAGTCTTCAGTTTCCTTTTCGTGATTCTGTTTGTTTAATTCCGCCTGATCATCATCAGTCCACTTTCCGGTCTTTTTCAACTGGTTCATACGAATAGCAATACTCATCAGAACTTTCTTGACCATCGACATATAATACTCAACGATATTCTGATCAGGCTTCGCAAGTGTCAAGATATCATCCATAGAGATTCGGAATGATTGTGACGGACTGACGGTTGGGGACAACCAGGGTTCAAGTAATAGGGCATTCCCCTTGGGGGTCGGAACTGACAGCATTTTCATAGGGAAATTAAATTCCAACATATGCTCACCGATAACACTCAGTTGCTTATGTTCCCGTTTCATGATATCGATGATAAGTTTTTTCGCGGCGGCGTCTCCGGGGCCTTCATTGACTTGCTTGATAAGTCCTTCGATCTGTTGACCTGGACGCTCAACGATTGACATAATCTCTTCACCGTTTTTCATCTTGATAAACAGAACCAAATCTTCGGTTCTCTGATCAGGAATTCCAGTAACGCTAGTATTTAAGGAGGCCGAACTTTTCGTTCCGGCCTTCTTTTTTTGTGCTATCACTGGTTGTGTTTTCGACTTTTTTATTTTTTTCGTCATGTGAGGTTCTTTCTAGCTGTATGTTATACATCTTGTAGGGAAATTTTTCACTAATATAGATTTTCAACCTTTCTTCCATGTGAAGGTATGTAAAGTTTTTCCTTGCAGCGTCACCCGTTCGCAGGTCATCGGCGATATCAAATAGTGTTGCTGAGTCTTTGGCATCCCCAATTCTAAGACCTCGTCCGATTGATTGCAGATTTCGAATCCTCGATTTTGAAGGGGAACCAAAAATAACATTATGCAGATTCCTAATATTAATCCCAGTGCTGAAGGTCCCATATGACGCCACGATAATCGCGTCATTCTCTGTCTCAACAATTCGACGTATTTCTTCCCGTTCATCCATTTCTACTCCACCGTGAATAAGATATACATTTTTCTTCTTGAGTTTCAGAAGATCATATAGCAAAACTCCGTGATTTGCGACTCGTTGATATAGAAGAAGGGTATTACCTTTTAGTGACAGCGCAAGATTTGTTATGAAGGCATTTCGTTCTTCCGATCCGATCAGGTATTGTATTTCATTTTCATAATCGGATTCCGTGACCTTGGGTATCTTAGCATGATCTTTAGAATGCTTCAACAACAAAACTTTGATTGGGTTAAGTTTCGCGATGGCGCCCTTGTTCATCAGTTCTTTGGATGAAATAATTTTCTGGGCGGGGCCGAACAATCCTTCCAGAACCATCTTGTTCGTAACAGTGCCGTCGAGAGTTCCGGTAAGCCCTGTTCGATCCCAGGCATTCACGCAAGAGTTCATGATATAGGTAAGAGACTTGGCTTTGAATTCGTGAGCCTCGTCTCCTATTACATAGGTGAATTGACTGAAGTATTCGGGCGGAAGTTCGAATAGACTTTGCCAAGTAGATATTGTGACTGACCCGGTCGCATGTTTATCTCTTCCACCGTAGATAATAGAAACCTTCTGCTCCACATTCCACCCGTTGAGTCTCGAATACTGACACCAGTCGCTATAGAGTTGTCTACATAGCTGCACTCTCGGAACAATGACAAGCCCTTTAGATTCTGGAACCATGGTTGAGTGCCATAACGAAATTGCATATGCGATAGCCGACTTTCCACTAGCCGTTGGAGATACGATAAGAGAGCGACGGCTTCGTATTGCTCTTGTAATTGCGTCAAGTTGATCCGGACGCAGTATAATCCGACTATCATTAGAACCTGCGATTGGAAAGTCATTTGTGAAAGTTTCTGTTTCAGCAATTGACCACGGACGTTGCCAAAGATGGCTGCTTCGGCCACTTGAGGATATACTAAACTCATATCCCCGCTCCTTCGCGAAAAGTCGGACCTCATCCAACAATCCCATAGGTAGTTGAGAATTTCGTCTGGAGAACAATCTAATCTTTCCATCCCAGTTGCCGCGCGATCTTCCTCCCCTCTTGAAGTTGGCCATGAATTTGGCCTCGGGTAAGTCAAAGGTAAATCGTTCAGAGAGTTCCATGCTGATTCCGGGATCGGTCCTAAGCTGGATAAAGCTACCATTCACTGCCTCCACTTCTATTGTTGGGTTGGACATAATATAATACTAGGCGTTGAATCCAGCCATCAGGCGCTGCCAATCGACAGATGCCTTGAACTGGTAGGAACGATTCCCGATTTCTTTGATTATTGCCTTGCATGTTTCGGCCATATCTTCATGACGCGAGACACGAACATCCGCCTTCTGGACGATATCGTCGGCTTCCAAAAACTTTTCCATATCAGTTCTGAGAACTTTGTATGGGAATGGTTTCCAGCCATATTTCTCTTCGGTTTCCTGATCAATCGATCCGTCGTAATATGCCTGGCGGAGTTGTCTGATCTTGGCACGCGCGCGTAGAGCCTCACGATGCTTGGCACCATGAAGCGCAAGAATTTTAAGATACTTGGAATGAATGGCGCTCGTCTTGAGGGATTCTTCCCCGATAGCATTATAATCGATCTTGGCATCTATTGCCCAATGATCCGTAAGTTCGTTCAGCGTCAACTTCATGATTTCATCTTCAGTCATTTAGGAATACCATCTCCTGAATATTACTTTTATACTAACACATTCATTCCCGGCTGTCAAGGGAAATTATGCGTGGAGAGGAGTCACGTCGAAGTAGTCGTATCGGAATGTGGCATCCGCAGTGATCGTAACACCACCATCATCCGTGGCCGTCATATTTAATGGCGACAGAGAAATCGGAAAACAATTCTTGTAGGTGTAGCGCATCACCGGATTGTTCAGGCCATTTAGGATTGTGAGTGAACAGTCGGAATATAATCCTTCGGCCTTCTGCTTTTCGTAGTCTCGGAATTTAGTTGGAAATGTCAATCCTCGCATCCAGTCATGGATGTTCTTCCAGGAGTTCAACCATTCGTCTACAAGAAACGTAACCGTCAGAGGATCATACTGAAGCTTGTCGCCCGCGCGATAGACTTCGGAAAATGGTGTGGATTGCACGACTTCTGACATATTGATTCCAGGGACAGCAACGGACTGACAAAAGTAGTTTGTATCTGGAATCTTCGCAAAGTTCATCTGGAACTGCGTTGATTGAAGTAGATTGCTATTGACGGGTTGGTTTCTAATTACGTTGGTCATGAATTCTCCAAACAAAAAGGGGCTGAAGTATTTAGCTTCAGCCCCTGTAGTCTCTGACTACCTAGATTGGTAGTTTCTTGTTAGATTACATCAGGTTCGTAACGCGGAAGATGCGGTAGTAGATGTTAGCCTGACCAGCTGTGTTACGATCACCAACAACACCGTCACCGTTTGTGGTGGCGAATGGGTTAGCTACCATACCATAGCGTGTCTTGAAGCCGATCTTTGGCTGGAAGGTGCCAGTATCGACTGCGCGGACCATCTGTAGTGGAACGTAAGGGCAATAGAACAGCCCTGCGTCATAAGGAGAAGTTCCCTTATAGCCGACAGTGACGAGTTCGTTACCAGCAGAGGAACCACCGAAGTATGGGTCGATATAGACTTTCATACGTCCATGGAGCATACCAGCATACGTTGAACCCGTATCGTCAACGTTTAGGTTGGCGTCAAGTTGTGGCGTATACGAAAGCACGCCAGTCATTGCAAGAGCGGATGCTACGTCTGAAGAAACGATCAGAACGTTACCCTTACCACGACGAGTTGCCTTCGAAATTGCGTTGGCTTCGCGTTCAAGCTGGAAAATAAGACCCTTGAACTTTTCAACTGACCAACGACCATTTGAGTCGGTGTCGAGGTTGAACGTGCCGGCAGTCGTTACGCCATACTGAGCGCCAACTGTTGCGGAACGGTAGATCGTGCGGATAACTTCACGATTGATTTCTGCAAGGATTTCTGTGGACAGAATGTTTGCGAGTTCTGTTTCAGCTTCAAGTCCGTGAATGGCCTTGAGGTCCTGTGCGAGTTCCATCGTGTATTCAGCCTTCAGAGCCTTCGAACGGGCAGTGACGGTGACCTTATCGATAGAGAACGCCATTTCAGCAAAAGCATTCTGGCCAACGTCGCCAAGCTGTTCTGCGATAGCTGTGGTCATACCGTTAGAGATGGTATAAGCAGCGGAGTTCAGAGTGTTTGTTACTGGGTCGTTACCAGTCTGGGCAATGAAGCCAGACGTGTTCTGACCAGCGTTGGTAGAACCAAAGCCTGTATCTGGTTCATTGAAGAGGGCTTCTGTGCCCGACTTCGACGTGTAACGCGAACGCATTGCAAAGATCAGCCCTGTAGGACCGGTCATTGGCTGCACGCCGCATACATCGTATGCAATCAGGTTAGGAAGCGCACGACGAACCAAAGAAATCAGGATTGGATCGTAGTTATTGATACCTGCACCGGTGCTGTTTGTAGCAACCGATTCAGATAGGAACCCCTGTTGACGACGATCTTCGGCCTGCGCTTCTTCCTGATTTTCTAGAAGAATAGCGGTCACGGACCTTTTGTAGGGGTCCTTGATTGG